TCAACAACGGTTCCGCTATCAGGATCTGTATCCTTACCTTTTTTGTGGCCTGTCTGCTTTATCATCAACGCATGAGCGACCTTCTTGAGCTCTTCTATGGTCGTTCTTGTAGCTTCACTATTATAAGCACCAAACGCACCTTGAGATATTGGTATGCCTGGGTCAGTAAACTTTCCGTCCTCTATATAAGGTGAAGAACCGGGGGTAGGATCAAATCTGTTACCATTCTTTAATATAGCGGATATTTTTTTCTGAACTATCGGGGCGTCTTCAGGAGTTGGTAATGCAGTGACACCAGAAGAATTACCTATCCCAGGCTCACCTGGGGCCTTGTTAGATATGATAGATCTTAATAAGTCGTGACCATCAATTTGTGCATTTTTGTCTAGAAAATCATTTAAGCTAAACTTGCCAGAATCAGACAAAGTATTAAACTCTGAGACGGCGCTAGCGCCACCCTTAGGATTATCAGAAAATGATTTAGTAAAACCCTTAGTTTCGTCTTGACCACCTGTTTGAAACTCAGCTGGCTTGCCACCATTGGTTAATGATGTTTCTATTCTAGGGTTATCAGGACTAATAGGAAAGCTGTTAACGGATGTCAGTGAAGAAAGATAGGATCCTAAAGTATCTTTAGAAGATTCTTTAAGGTCATCTCCAGACTTTACTTTACCGTCAGTATCTGTTCCTTCAGGAATGTAATCTTTTTCATTCGCCATACTTCTTAACTATCTCTTTTTGTAGACTTTCAATAAAAGTCTTGTCGTCTGTTGCGCTTGATAGAAACCTTAACATGTTCATCACATTGCCCGGTATTTCTCTAAGGTTAATTTTCTCAAGGGCTTCCTGGATTTTTTGCTCAACTTCTTTTTCACTAAGTTTTTCTTCTGGCATGCTTTATCCTTCTACGCTGGCGAGAGTTGGTCCACCAGATGCTGTCATCTGTGTCTTATCTACAAGAACCTTACTAATACTACCAGCGTTCATTACAACCTTTACATTCATATTAATATTTATCGGTTCATTTGATATGGTAAATTCGCCCTCACCCGTTCCGATCGCTTGAGCAAAGTTACCAAGCGCAACTTCCGCATTTAGGTCGCCTATCGTATTTAGCGCTTCGATAGCCATTTTCGCTTCGGTAACCATCGCTACAACGGCTGCACCAATAGGCGTTCCTTTTTCTGCCACGACTGCCTGCATTTCTGACACAGCCTTGGCAAAACTAGTCATACCAGACATTACAGACGATGCAGTTTCAAGTTTCTTAAGAGATTTTTCATCAGGCTCAAATGTTGATAATGCTGTAAACACTAAAGGAAGCCCGGTAGAAGGATCAAGCGCAGACTTCATACCGGCGGCGAGGGACGATACAACTGCACCCATACCTTCTGTATTTATTTTTTTGTCAGTAATGCTCTGTACTGTTGTGGCGAAAGTTGCTACAGCGCTCATTGCTTTTTCTATTACCTGAACTTTCACTAGTGCTTTTTCAGGGTTATCTATTTTTATATCCAGAATAGAATCAACTAACTTCTTGATGTTAAGCTTAACAGCCTCAACAACACCTGCTATTATTGCTGTCATATCGGCGATGCGCGTGGCCATGTCTTTACCCTTTGAAAAGAAGCCTCCGCCTTTTTTAGGCATTAATGCAGCAACAGCTTCAATTGCTTTAGCAAAGTTCCCTACGGCACCAAGCGCAGCAGCTATGACATCCATCTTAGGCTTAAGCGTTTTTGGATCTTCTACATCTTTCGCTATGTTAATAATTTGCTTTACAAGTGAAGGTAGCGCTGTCCTAATTTTCTCCATGATGTCCACCAAACCGGTTGCGACTGCGCCCATCACTTCTGAAACGGACGGACCGAACATACCAGAAGACATCTTCGATACAGCTTCCAACGGACTCATCAATGCTGACGCTAAATTAGCTATCGCGTTAATAGCGCCGCCGATTATCTCTACATTCTTACCTTGGCCAGGCGTAAGGTTTTTTCCCATGTATAAGATCATCGCGATCAATGTTATCATCGTATCAGCAACTTTATCGATCAATGAAGCAACATTCTTAAACATAATCTCCATGCCACCAGGCTTCATGGATTCTGCGACGATAGCTAGCTTTCCTGCTTTTAACCCAATGTCAGCTATGGACTGCATAGCTTCTGCAAGCTTCGCGACAATACCAATACGCTGAGCTAACGCTTTGGGATCAGACATAGGTATTTTCATAACCATCTTGACCATCTTTTCGATCTTAGGAACAGTTTTTTCGAAGAAATATGCAGCTACTCCAAAGCCAGCAATAAGAATTGGTACAAATATACCAATAGCAGCGAACACTGCACCCAAGGCGCCCATAAGACCGATGGTCTTTACAACGGTTATTAAAGATCCAAGTGCTGAATTAATGACACCTTCATTTGCTGCTAACTTTGATAAAACCTTCATACTAAGTAAAATTGCGCCGCCGAAGACAACCATTCCAGCCGTGAATAGCAGAGCTGCTGCCACAAGACCGACAATCATCATTGGTATTGCACTTGCTAGCGCGAAGAATGCGGCACCGGCCACGGCCATACCTACTGTCGCGACCATGGATATAGCTACCATGCCTAATGTCTTAGCGAAGTCCGCCCACTTTACTTTAGCAAGTATCTTAGTTGCTAGCCATACGCCACCAGCAAAAGCTACCATACCAACAGCGAATAACACCGCCATGGCTAATAAGCCTGGAACAGCTTTTAGCAGCGCCGCCGGATTTACTTTACTTGCAAACTTAGCCACAAGGTAAGTCCCTGCCATACCAGCCATAGTAACAACAAGGGTCTTTGCTAGGTCTGACCAAGAAACCTTCTTTAAGATTTTGGCCGCAATATAAACTCCTCCGGCGAAGAGTACCATACCAACTGTAAACATAAGAGCCATCAGCCCAAGCGTCAAGGTTGCTTTTATAATATCCGCTTTATTTATCTTACCGATCGCCTTAATCATCTGGCCCATCGATTTAAACATGCCGCCCTTGGAACCCTTCTTGGCACCTTTCTTTAACTCTTTGCTCGTCGATGCAGCCATCGTAATTCCCATCTTTTTAGCGAGAAACTTAATGGCTGTCATGATTACAGCTGTGCCGGCGCCTTTTATAAGTCCGACTGCAATACCTTTCATTGCGGAGAGAGCGACGACTGCTATGAACGCTTTAATCAACCAAGGCTTAACAATCTTGAATAAAGCCCCGAATAAGCTTTTTATAGCCTTACCTAACTTAGGTAGCACAGGCTTAAGCGCTGCACCGATTTTCGAAAATGCACCAGCAAAAGCGCCGCCTATGCCTTCAGTTGCACCAGCCGCAGCTTTTCCAAACGCGCTAGGGTCAGAAACAAAATCAGCTATTGCCTGAATCAATCCTGCTAGTTTCTCAACTATCCACGGTAGCGCGCTAGCTAAAACATCACCGGCGATATCAATCATCTTTATAAAGAATGTCTTTAGTCCTGAAGCTGCTTCTCCGCCGGCTTTGCCAAAAGTATTGGAGAACTCGCTACTGAGATCGCTCATAAGCTGTGCAGCGCTATACTCTCCTTTACCGGTTAATGCGTCAAAAAACTTTTGAAAATAACCGAGAGCTTTACCAAAGAATTTTTCAAAGACTGCAGGATTAAATATCTTTTTCAAGCTTTTCCAAAGACCAAGCTTACCGAGGAGCTCGCTGATCATTTTGCCAAACTTTTTACCAAACTTATAAACAACCTGAAGCGATTTTCTAATCGCAGACATCAGCTCTTTGAACCCTTTACCTTGAGCGAACCCTTTGCCAAAACCTTTCTTAAATGCGTCAAAGAAGCCAGTTACACCATCACCACTATGAACTAGCTTTTCAACAGACTTAGCTAATTCGAGCATGACTTCTTTTTCGCTCATCTTATTAGCTTCTGCGTCTTCGGCTGCGGCTTCCATATCTTCGTATGCGACGCCTTGGTTTTCTGCAGCCATGACATTTTCCATCGCGGAAACTGAAAGACCCATTTGTTCGGCCATCAATTTCTTTTCAGCCCTGGTCATATCATCTACAGACTTACCAGCCTCATGGAATGCATCTTTCATCATATCGATGCGCTCAGCAGGATTTTGAGCATTCATCATTTCCATAGTGTCAAGCTGAATACCGAATGCTTGGTTTAGGGAAGAAACACCCTCAGCGGCACTCTCAAAATCATCAAACTTACCAATCACACCTTGTAGGTCTTTAGCTTCCAGTCCTAGCTTAGCCATATAGGTTGCTGTTGCAGCAAGCTGCTTTTTAGACATGTTCCCAAAGTCTTCAACATTTTCGATCATGGCAGACATATTCTTACCAATAGTCTTCGAAGAAACCCCGAATTGATCGCCCATTTGGATTGCCATTGAACCCATTTCGATCATTTCATCGCGAGCTGATTGGCCGCTATTGTGAGCTTTTCTAGCCATTTCAGCCAAAGCCTTATTAGACATGCCCAAACCTTTGTTGAGCATAACTGCTGCGTCAGCCGCCTCGGCTAAAGTGTCTTTCATCATGGAGAATGATGCGCCGGCTTCTTTTGCAATCTCACCAACTGCTTGAAGCATCTTCGCTAGCCCGGCTTTGCCGATACCAAAAACTTGACTTACATTTAGACCTGATTTAGCTAACGCACCAGAAGAAGATTTGAGATTATCAAACCCCTTCATTACCGCTGCGCCTTCGCCTTTGGAAAGATCACCCATCTCTCCCCTAAGGCCTTCCATCGCTTGACGAAGCTCATCAGTACCGCCGCTACCAGCTGCAGCCATGCTGACCAAACCTTTAAGCATACTGAATGGAGCCGCGATTAGAGCCTTACCAACATTTAGTAAGTTGCCAGCCACACCCATCACGCCGCCGGCGACCATCTTCATCATACCGCCGACGCCAGAGAACGCCTTCATAAAGCCGGCGCCACCTGCTAGAGCACCAGCCTTAACAGATGATATTGAATCCAGTAAGCCGCCAGCTTTTTCTCGACTATTCTCAAGACCTTCTGCCATTTCTTGACTTGCGGCAGATTGAGCAGATCCTAGTTCTTGTGCGCCTTCGGCGGCATTTTTAAAACTATCATTTAATCCATTGATTCGATCTTGTAGACCGTCTAGATCTTTACACTCCATGGCCCGACATAGCTCGGCAGCCATCTGTGTTTGGGATGTAAGCTGTTGTTGCATTGCAGACAACTGCTTGCTACGATCTGCCAGCACTTTATTGATCTGCTGGTTAATCTGTAGTTGTGTCTGTAGTTCTTTTGAATCAGCCATGTTCTAAAGCAATCCCACACCGATGGTCTTACAATAAATATGGCGTACCAGAATCTGCGCCACTTATTTAATTACAGCGGCCAAACATATCCGGTGTGTTCCCTCAGAGCCTTAGACGCAGCGCGCTTTTTACCGAGCTGCGGTATAGCAGATTTTAGACTTCCGCTTTCTAATGCTAAGTAGAACTTTCTAGACTCAGATAAAACGTCGGCAACAAGAGCTACTGTGCTCTTAGAGCCAGACATTTTTATCTCAGATAGATCACCTTTGATATAAAGGGCACACTCTTTTAAAAAAGACTTTTTATTGTCACGCATAATACACCTCATCTATAACTATGTGAACCTACGCAATTTTGACGGTACTTGTGCTCTATGTCTGCCCATTAACGCCCTTGTTTCTGCGTCATTCTGGTGGGTCGCCCTACTACCGTTATCTTTTCCAGAGCTTTTTATCTCTTGATTTAACCTTTTTAAGAACCAAAATCTTTGCCATATTGGTATATTATAAGCTTCTATCCATGAAAAGCCCATGTAGTACATCAGTATGAAGATGTGCTCTAAAAAGACTTCTTTATAATCAGTCGTCAGGCCAAAAAAACGCGGCACCCAGTGGGAGCCGTACCTCCGAATGTTCAAAGCAAGAAGGACAGTCCATCCAAGCCTTCATTTCAATGCCAGGTTCATGTTTGTCAATATGCTTTCTAAGAAACAGCGAGTCTCTCGCTGGTAAGCTCTTTACCAACATATCTATCTTGGTTCTATCAGAAATTCCATTTGCTGAGACAATTGAGTGCTTAAGACGTTCGGTTATTAAATTCTCGGCACGTTGACCTTGCTTTTTTCTTCTCTCGGCCATAATCATTATCTCTTGTTCATCATGACCGGTAAGAAGCTTAAACCGTACCTTAGCTTTCGTAACGGGTAGCAGCTCTTCAAAAACGTTTGTACCAATCGCGACAGGATCTAGCTCTAATCGCTTTATGGGTAGCTCGGAAAGATTGAAGTTATGCTTAGAGCGCTCAGAACATGCAGGACAATCAATCTCGACCTTATATTCTGTACCATAACCGGTAACCCTAAGAGCAACCATCAAGGCATTTCTATCACCTGCTAACAACGTGTCCGGATCTACTCTCTTATCAATTAAGCAAGACTTTATAAGATGACTAATCACAGTACCCTTTTTAATCAAAGCCTTCGAAGTTAATATATCTTCTTCTTTTGCAGTCATAGCTCTAATTTCTACAGTCTCTTTGCCGTGTAGCGGGTGTTCTGCTTCGTAGCATTTACCACCTGAAGGCAAAGGGACTGTCTCTACAGGAATCTCAAATCCAAAGTCATCTTTTATGACATTCCTTGTAGGCATATGGTCCCTCATGGACCCAAAAACATCTTCTCTATTTTCGCCATTCGGCTGGTCAGTCGACATGCATACTCTCCATTATCAAGTAGTCTAATTTATCTTATTCTTTATAACACATAGTGTAAAACTATGAACACTTAATTGTAAAATGAAAAAGCCTCCCGTATAGGAAGGCTTTTTCTAAGAACAAACAAACGTATTAATTTAAGGCACCAAGATAGAAGACTTGATCAATATTGTAGTACACAATTATCGAACCGAATAGTCAAAGCAATTTCGGCTGGATCCTCTGAACCGTAATCTAAATCACCAAAGCCGGCAGATGTTAGGAAGCATCCCTTCATATCCCAAAGCTCTACGACTGTACCTACAGGGTCAAGCATCTTAAGCTGGCAATCTCTTTTATAAAAATCAGCATAACCACCGCGACCTGATACAGACTCGTAATGGGTTCTCACCCATTCCATGACCTGCTGCGCGCCTGATGGTGCGATTGGATCGTGAAGTGTTACTGAAATTGCGTCAAATTTTGTTTTACCCGCAATAAACCGAGTAGAGTTCATAAACGGAATTTCAATTTCAGCGGTATTCATGACTGGTCTTGCAGCTGTCTTTATCAAGAAAGCATCAATCCCTTCAATCGCGAACACCCATCGAAATTTTCTTTTCGGCTCAAACTTATTCGGTAGCATGTCGGTAACTGATAGTGTTTCTGGCATCTTAGTTACTCCTTTATTAAATCTAACTATATAGCTCCCGGATTATATGTCTAATCCGGCGTTTGTTACCACAAAATCAAGTGAGATAAACTCAACCGACCGAACCGGCTGTAAGAATATCTTACCTCTTACTGTGTTGTTTTCAATATCAGCTTGAGTTGTGGTTGTTGTATCAATCTGAACCTTGAAACGTTCTAGTCCTTGTTGCGCCTGTATCCTCGAGAGGACAGGAGTAACTGCTGCAGAGAATTTCGACAGCGTTGACTCCCT